AAGTACAAAGACGATTATAGTTTTTGTATAACCCTCTTTCCACGCGGTGAATCTTTCAAACTCGGATGTTTCCATTCTGAAAACCCTCTGTTGAAAGCCATGATTTTACTTACGTGTTTTAGAACGCTGGTTCTTTCGTTTCTTATACGTGCGTCCTCGTCGCCCACCCTTTGGAGCCACAGGAGCCGCCTTCGGGTTAGCAGGTGTATCTACATCATTCCAACTAGGAATAGAGAAAAACCCTCCCATTCTACTTAAATGGTACGTTTAATCCACGCAATATCCGCCGTGAACGTCTTGCTGGCATTGGGCGATGTACGCTTTGTATAGGTGGCAACCGCCTGGAGCTTACGACGAACAGAGAGCGAACCGTATTTTGCGACCGCCTTCTTTAACGCGGCACGACGAGCCTTTGCAGACTTCTTTACTACATTGGAATAACCGAACTGTGAGAGCTCGCCCTCACGTAGAGGACCTATACCGGGACCTCCGTTGGGTCCGCGATATCCCTTACCAGGGAGACCGACGTTGCGAATTAATCCAACATCAACATGTACACGCTTTCCGCTTTTGAGCTTACGTGTGTAGGCAGCACGACGGATATATCCGCTGTGTTTACGTGTAGGAGCCATTATATTACGGTTATAGAAATTCTATAATTCATACACCCAATTCAAGAGGATGTGGGCTTTCGTAGCTTTGACCTGTGCGCTCTTTGTCGGGCTCTTATACTTCTTTGCAAAGGCAAATCAACAAGAGGTATTGGCAAACTGGGACCAGTATAATAAAAATGTATTTTTCATCTTTTTCTTAGCACCTTTCTATAAGCCCGACGGTGACCCTCGGTCCCGGCTTCAATTCGCCTTTGATAATTTCAATAATTTACTCTCCACCTTTGCGGATGATACAATGAAGACCATTATGCAACCGGTGATGCAGATTTTTAAACTACTCACGGACGCTATAAGTCAGACCGTAGAGGGACTTTTCAATGTACGAGGGCTTCTCAAAGCTATGTGGAGTCAGTTCAATAGTATGACAGAAGTGTTCAGAAATCGGTTTCAAGGAACGCTTACTGCTCTGAGAGCAACGTTTATGAAACTACACGCCGCCATTGGAAAGATGTTCGGTGTGGCGATTGCGGGTATTATGTCAGGTCTCTCCGCCTACCAGGCGACCCTGAGCGTATTTGACCTGGTAATTAACATTGTGATTACCATTTTGGTGATTATTGCGGCGATTTTCATTTGGCTACCATTCATTTTCATTGCGGTCCTGGTTATTATTATTATGGCGGTTAATGCGATTAACGATGCGGGACAGGGTGATAATATTACGGGTATTGCCGGCGTCTTCTGTTTTGCCGAGGGAACCGAAGTGAACACCGATAGCGGTGCGCAGCCGATAGAGTCTATTTCTATAGGAACCACGCTCAGCGACGGTGGACAAGTACAAGGCATACTCAAATTCGCTCAAGATACCGACGATATGTACGAACTCTACGGCGTCCATGTGAGTGGGTCGCATATTGTATATACCGATACAACACCGACGCTCGTGGAGCGCCATCCAGATGCGAAGAAACTGCCACAGGAACCCCGCCGAGTCTATTGTTTTATCACCACAACACGTCGTATCCCTATTGTTAGTGACACAGGCATCATTGAATTCGCCGACTGGGAAGAATTAGATGAAGATATAGACGGGTTGAGACAATGGAATAAGCAAGTATTCACATTACTCAACCCACAGCAGATTTATATAGAACCAAGTCCGTATTGTCTAACATCTGAAGGCGGTTTTACAGGGCAGACGCACGTAATGACGCAACTAGGTCCTGCTGAAATCCGTGGAATTGTCCCCGGATGTACAGTCATTGATGCCGACGGAAAGCAAACTACGGTGCGTGGTATAGTACGCCTAGCCGCCGAGGAGGTCCTCAGCGCTATTAAGTTAAGCGAGACCGCATATATGTCATCCGGTAATTGGACAAAGGTCGGCAACACTTGGCTACAGCAACATAGTCTATGCGGAAGGAAACCGGCGACCGAGGAATGGTTCCACCTCTTTACGGAGTCAGGTACATTTATGGTAATTGAGGGGGGACACTTTATTGAGGTACGTGATTTTACCGATGTTGGAAGTTCAGAGATTCATAAGACGTATGATTGGGTCCTCAAAACCCTAGCGGAGAAAATCTAATCCATAACTAAAGCAAATGTCTCCCAGAATTACATTCGTGCTCGTAATGTTGGGTCTGCTCCTCTTAGCCAATCTCCTCATGGTGAACGGTTTTACGAACTACCCCATCCGTGCGGAGGGATTCGTAGATTTCATGCTCGATAATGCGGCACCAGCAGGCGATAAATACCAGTCAATCGGAACATACGATGATGTTGTTTACAAGCCAGCAAACGGCTTGTCTAACTGGCGTGGTCCAGCGCCCAATGAGCCCCTGTTGGGTCCCGATGTTGAGCTCGGTCCCGACAATCTCTTTATGTTCAAGAACAACCAGTGCAAGCCCGAGTGCTGCCCAGCCAGCTTTAGCTGCGGTGGCGGATGCGTCTGCACAACAGCGAAGCAGCGTGACTTTATTGCCAGCCGCGGTGGCAACCGTAACGTCCCCACAGATCTCTAAATATCCTATCAACCTTTATACTTTCATAGTATGCTATAAGCATATTATGAGATGAATAACGATGGAATCGTTTGTAATTTATATTCCCTTACCGCTGAACGCAGCGTCAAGCGATGCGCCGACAAGTGGGCTTTCTATTGCTGTAAATGCGTTATCAATGGGTGTACCAGCCATTAACATACCCTCGTCAGGCGCACCGCCCTGGGGCATTAGAGAGCGGCTGAGTGTCTGAAGTGTTACCTGCTTTGTTTCCGCAAGTGCCTGAGCGGGCTTTACGTAGTTAAACGCCGACTTCTCAGTGACGGGCTCATTTGTCTCCTGCATATCTACGTAGTTCTCAAAGAACTCCTTGGAGTCTAATTCTACTGTATAGACACGTCCAATTAAGCCCTCGCCCATACACTTGCGGTAGTGAATGTGGGGAGAGAGGGCACCTTTAATTGGTACGCTGTATGGCTGTGGCTTACGGACCTTGAGTTTCGCAATACCTGAGGCGTCGCCGATCGCTACACCGGCATTACGGTAGCCAAGGTAGGCTTGCTGCCAGTCGTTCAAATCATGTAGGTCCTTGTTTTTGGGCTCCGCCGCCCAATAGAGCACTTTCGTACCGGGACCTACTAGAACTTCTTTCGTAATATCGGCATTCTCGGGGGTCTGAACCTTTAAGACTTCGCAGGGAATCACTGACTTGCCGAGGAAGGGTAGATAGCTATCACGGTTAAATCCGATGAAGAGGGCGGCAATACCAACGGCGGCGAAGATAGCATTGGCGAGGATTACGTTGCGACCGGTTACGTAGGTTACAAAGTCCTTACCCGAAAAGCTCTTGATACCCCAATTGAGTCCACCAACGACAAGGAGAACCATAGCAATTGCGTATAGTTTCGCCTTCCAATATTGGTTCATTCTCTGTTATTAAGGGGCTAAAATCAATTCATAAACTTGCGTATCTGCGGGAATATCCTTTGCGGAACAACGGAACTGGGTAAAGAGTGGCTTCTCCACTTGTACTTTTGGTACTGCGTTATGAACATCTGCTGCCAAAGCTCTGTATAGGTCAAAATCAGGATAGCGTTCATCGTCGCTGGGTGTACGAAGTACATTCTTACCATTATCATCGGTTAGCCACTCCCATAGGATATTGTAAATAGGGCTGACCGTTTCGGGATAGAGTTTTGAGCCTTCGCGTGACATAATCTTAACGGGCGTCGCATTGGCGGGTCGGTCCGGAAAGAGGGATTCTAGTAGTGAAACTGCTAGACGACATAAATCAAATGATGTATTCGGCTCTACTCGTTTACCGTCTGCTTCGTCGTAGAATGGATCGCAGTTGTACTGGGTGGCGGCGTCGTTACCAGGGAAGAAGGCATCAGAGATGAAAAATCCGACCTTAGGAACCGTGAACGAGGCACGACCAAAATCAATAATCTTCATCAGACGTCCGTAGGTGGGCACTTTCATATACCAAGTCTCTTTTCCTTTGACAACTCGGTAGTAAATATCGGTCACGCCCGTGCCGTTCCACATAATATTATTGGTATGTAAATCGTTATGGACAAATCCGAAATAGTGCTGGGCAACGACCAGTCCCGCAATCACCTGGAAGAGCCAGGCAGCCCAGCGTGTATCCTTTGTTTCTAGCATACTTGCGTCATCGGGGTCTTCATCTTCTAGCAAATTATCCATTGTACCATTCGCCTTTTCAAGCAAGGATACTTGTACAGGAAAATTGGAAAATTCTACGAGTTCTTCTGTTTCATTGCTATCATAGGAAGCGGAACCGGATTCGGAACTGGATTCAGAGCCTGAAATCCGCGCCAACCGTAATTTAGGGCTTGTTAGTTTTACAGGCGCCTCCTCGCTGGCGATAGGTTCCTCTTCACTCACTGTAATATCGTTTGTAATATTCATTACACCGGTATCAGCATCAACGGATACAAAATCATCCAATGTGAGTGCTTCACCAGGCTGTGTAAACAGGGTTTCTAACGATTTCTTTGTATCCAATGATTCTTCGCTGTCTTGATATTTGAAGATACCGAGTGTCTGATTTATCTTCCACCAAGGTTTACGACGTAAAGAATCGTACTCTTCGGAAATATTATAGACGTAGGTATCTACACGTGCGGAAAATGTGCCGTAGCAGAGACACCAATGGGGCGAAATACGACTTTCGGCAAACTTAGAGGCATAGAGCGCAAAGAGACAATCAACATACGCCTCGTTGAGTGGATTATTGATTTTCATAAGCATATTTTTCCATAGATTACTTGGTGCGGGGAGGGCACCGTCATTTGGTAGGACGTATTCACCTTCCATTGCGGCAAGCGGATCCACAAGATGAATACGTTTAATGAATATATCACGCTTTGTTCCATCCGTAAGGACTAAGGCACCATCAAAACTAGAATCGGTTTGGCGTTCAACGGTTGCCACCTGTTCTCCTGATATACCGAGCCAGCATGACTTAAACCCTGTAAGTGACTCTTCTAGCGATGGTTCTAGTTTCTCAAGTGCTGAGAAGTACGCTTGAGGTTTCTTAAATTCGGTTAATGCGTCGCAGATTGTTACAGGTAATTCAGAGGGAAAACCGGATAGCATCAAGGACGATGGTAGTTCAGTGACCGCGGGTTTCGCAACACGTACACCTCCTCGACTTGTATTGGTTGTTGCCGCACCACCACGTCCACGGGGAGCACCACGACCACGGGGAGCGCCACGACCACGGGGAGCACCACCACGATTCCGATTACCAGGCATTTCTAAACACCGTGCCGGGTCTAATTTAAGAGACTTTCCGCATATAAAATGAGGATATGCGGTAAAAGAAAAATGGAAGAAGTATGTATCAATACAGATGAGTGCTCCGGCAAGACCTGGTATGGGATTAACGGCAATGTTGCCGACGATGGGGGGAGACGGCGGCAGTGGGACCCCTCGTCCTACAATGAACCTTCGCCTCTCCAAATTCAATATGAATATGATTCCCGATGACGGAGTCGTCTTGTTTATTGGACGCCGAGGAACCGGTAAATCGTGGTTAATTAAGGACTTGATGTGGTATAAGCAGAAGTTCCCAATCGGTACAGTGTTCTCTGGTACTGAGGGTGCGAACGCGTTCTACGGTTCCATGGTTCCTAGTCTGTTCATTCACGACGAGGTCGTGCCGCAGACAGTCTCTAATGTTCTTAAGCGCCAGGAGCAGATTACGAAGCAGATTCGTAAGGAGACGGAAGTACGCGGTTCGTCACAGCTAGATCGCAAGGCGTTTATTATTATGGACGATTGCTTGTACGATAATAAGTGGGTGAACGATAAATGGATTCGTTCGCTATTTATGAACGGTCGTCATTATGGTCTACTCTATATTTTAGCCATTCAGTACGTTATGGGTATTCCGCCGGTTCTACGAGGACAAGTGGATTACGTATTTATTTTACGAGAAAATCAGGTGAGCGCCCGCCGTCGTATTTATGAGCAGTTCGCCGGTATCTTTCCTACGTTTGAACTGTTCTGTCAGATTATGGACCAGTGTACCGAGGACTATGAGTGTTTAGTGATTCATAACGGTGCGCATACCAATAAGATTGAGGATTGTGTATTCTGGTATAAGGCGCAACCGCATCCGGATTTTAAGATTGGGTCACGCGACCACTGGGTGCGGTCGGCGGAATACGAAAGACAGAAGGAGTTGGCGGAGCAGGCGGGCGATGCGGGCTTGCCTATGTTGACGACGGGAGGGGCGACAAAGGGACCGGTGCTTCAGGTGAATAAGTATTAGTC